TCCGTCTAGGATCAAAACTGACGTTGCTGCTAATCGGTCTGGTTTGGATCAGGCGCGGATCAAAGTGGGTGTGCATCTGGAGCGGCGGGCGTCCAGGCGCGTTCAATTCAGGCATCGCAACGCCGAGGAAGTAGCAGAACGCATCGCCCAAGTCCTCCCAGGGGTGGTTAGGCTTTGACGGCGAGTCTTTGCTAACTCCGCCAATTCGGTTCTCAGGATAGTACCAGCGACCCGACAATGCCCGCACAAGTGGCTTTGCTCCAACAGAGTCCAACGCCAATGACAATACGCCCGGTGACGCATGTTTGTTAAGCGCTGTAATAAGCGCGTTCTTACGCGACTCCCAAGCCACTGATCCCGGCTCCCATGTCCCCCCAACCAGCTCAGAACACACATCAATAGGATTTCGGTCACTATCGCTCTCATCATCGGGCATAGCAGGATCATAGGCGCCTCGTATCATCTGATCGGCCTTAATCGCCCAAGGCGCATGGGTAGCAAGCCAAGGCAATACGTTAGTCTCATACTGCTGGCGCATCCCGCCACGGTCAATTGTGAGCGCTGCATAGACAAATATGCGGCCCTGCCACACCTGGCCGATGATAGTACATGGCGTGTGTCCGCCGTCCTGGCCGATAAATAGCGGCTCGCCCTTGATCGGCTTCAAGCCGGTGCCTACGTGAAGATCCTCGTTGAAGCCTAGCGCTACCTGCTGGCCCAGCATGACAACACCGGGTTGACCATCGAGCAGGCGGCGAAGCAAATCCGGCCTACCGGCCAACGCTTCACGCCATTCCGCTCGTTGTGACTCGCTGGCACGTTCGCCCGGTGGCACACGATAATAGGCAGAGCTGGCCCGCGGCTTGACTACAAACCGTTGCCAGGTCCAATGATCCTCATCGGGATAGTTGAGCGTCATAATTGCCGGATGGCAATGGGAAGGTATGCGTTGAGAAGTGATAGCGGTTTGCCAAGCCAATTCAGTTACCCCTGACGATTGCACTAAAACGGCGGTAGGGGCAGGCTCCTCGAACCAGACGCCAACAGTCTCCGTCCTAACGCGATCCATTGCTCCCTGGTCCTCGATCCCGAATAGGTGTAAGTGTACCAGCTCGCACCCCGGAACCCCAAAGACGGCGACGTGGCCCCCATCATGCAAACGCCAAAGGCCCTGCCATAATGGATTATTAAGGGATTCGATAGTTTTATTTTTATGGCTGGCGAAGGTATCGGTAACGCCGATCCACTTGATCGGCAAAGGGAACCCGCGCTGTCGATGTATCTGTGCATGAGCAACCATAGCGCCAAATGCGCCCTGCGTTTTGCCATCGCCACGAGTTCCAAAGCAGGCCACTTCACGAGCCGTTGCCCCCGTTTCCGTTACGCCCGTTGATGCCGCCGAGAGAAATTTGAATACCGTTGGCCCGAAGTTCAGGTTGAGATTGATTTCCGCTGACTTGGGCGGCAATGAGGACGTTGATAACAGGGGCTTGCGGCTGGATTTGCTCATCAGGCATCAACTTGTCGATAGCGTGCATTAGCACTTTGTCGCCGTTCTTACCAAGCGCACGACCTACCCAACGATTGCCAAGCCTAGCTGCATTTCGATCAAGAATGTCCTTGACCAATTGCCCGGCTACTATCTCCGCTTCCTTGTCGCGATTGCGCCTTCTACCCCCAGGCCCTCGAAGCTGTTTTGCTGTTTCGCTTGTGAAAGGCATGCATTTTATGCAATTAGATGCGGCCTATCCCAAAATGCACAAAAGCCGGTCCCCATTGCTGAGAACCGGCCCCCGCCCGCTTGAAGGAGTGAAACGACTACTATCACACTTCCCGTTTACGCTTATTCTACCTGCCTGTCAAGCGTTTTATTCGCCCGCTCCGCCTCATCCTTGGTCATGGCCTTGGTCGGCACGTTGGGGACCGGGATCGTGAAGCGCTCGGTAGCGCACCGCATATCGACAGGCATCGCGCAACCTATGTTGCCGACTTCTTCCCCGATCACGTACACGAGGCGATAACGGTGCTTGGGCTCAACTTCCTTACATATTTGCATCCATCCATCGGGGCTTGTGCGGCACTCAGGAAGTGCCATTCCTCGCTCGTGAATTTCCCATCGCTGCCCCATGATAACCAGCATCAACACTACGAGTAGGTTTTTCACTTCCCAGCCTCCAATCCCGATCTTACCACCTGCGCCCATTGCTCATCGGTCGTGAACAGGTGGCGAGGATCTGCGCAAGTTTTACCGCTTCTTAGATAATCGTGAAAATCAACGCCTAGAGTACATACGCTGTTTACGTGATGCTCCCGCTCGAACCGCTCACGATTCCAACCGGCAAGCAGAAATACGATATGATCGGCTAAAAACCAGCCTAATCTTGAGTCTCCACCTTCACGCGCCTGCCGATAATGTTCCTTCATTTCCTGCGGTATCTCGATCATCGCCCCCCCCTTGCCCACGCCTGCGCGCAATTCCGCCTTTAACTTTTCGACCATAAGCGCCAACTTGCGGACGCCAGTGCCAACCGCCGTCGCCCCGCAGGTCACACATAAACCATCCTCGTCAACGGAAACATTCACGCCGCACTCTGGGCAAAACGTAATGATTCTATCTTTCGAGTCCTCTTGGAGCTCGGCCAGTTGGGCCTTGAGCTGAGCAATCTCGGCATCTCTCGCTTCGACTTGATTTTTGTAAGCCTCAACCTCATCCAAGAACAAGCTGACTCTAGTGTGCCAATGTTCATTTGCTTCTTTCAGCCGCTCAATCTCCAACACCCACTTATCGTTAGTCGCCAAGAGCTGCGTGATTTGCTTGTCACGGGCGGCAAGCTCCAGCCCATCCGCCTGTAGGCGAGCGGCGACAGCTGGACGCAGGTTGATAATTTCATCGATAGTCAAAACAATCGGATAGCGACGGACACCATAGGCGCTTACTGGCGTGATTTGCTTTAAATCGTCTACCAACTCGTCTGTAATGAACGGCAACATCTCAGCCACTTCCAAATCGTATTTATCCTGCTCGCTCATCGCTACCTCCCACCTGCCCTGGTAATCAAAATCTTCTGCCCAAAAAACACTTCAAACAACTTATGCCTAAGCTTAGATTCGCTAGTCTGCCAACCCTTGAAATCCTCGTAAACCCAACCATCGCCGTCGGTGTAATACTTAAAATCCAACACCACGTTACAAATCACCTTGCCCTGATACACAATCGGGAAACGCGGATGAACCTCCAAGCGATGCACCCGACCTGCTAAGGCTAGCGTTTTCAATTCCTGATAGCGCCGGTGCTCCCCCTTGGACGGAAAGAATATACCATCCTCGCGGACTCCCACGGCGCCGTGCTTGTTGCGTCTAAGCCTGAATCGTCCAGCCATCGGCCTAAAACCTTGCCCTATGCAAATTTAAGTCTTTATTGGCCGCTCTCGTCGCCTTTGCCTTTAGTCCGCGAGCCCTATAAGCCGCCTTCTTGGCCGGATCGACAAAAAGCCGATGTCCGGGCCTCAAATCCGGCGGGATATACTTAGTCCAATCCGCGTCAAGCTGCCGGTTGCGCTCATCCCGCTTATCGCAGCAAAGCAAGCACACGCCCCAATGCCGGGTGGTTTCCCGGTTGCACCAGCGGCAGCGCTTGGGGGGATTAGGTTTGCTCATTATGGAACTCCCTCTCATGCTTGGCCTTAAAGAATGCCGCAGTCTCTTCCCTAAACGTCGCCGCGCAATAGCTGCACTTGATATTGCGGTCCAGCGGGCTCGACTTGGGCAAGTAATACGCCGGGTCTCTGTGCTTGCCGATTAGGTTGATGTTCTCGGTGTCGCATTTCATCGCTTGCCCCCTATGCTCATTTTCTAACTTCCAATTCTAGGCATAGCTTTACTACCCAACCCCGCATATCTCCCTCACTCTCTCCCTCCGCTCTCTTACTCCGATTCCCCTTCCGAGTCTTAGCTCAAAGAAAGAGTCCTCTAATTAGTCTTGATTAGACTTAACTAGAGGCGAGAAAGAAAAAATAGCGTCGGTCGGTCGTATCGGTCGTATATCCGCGGCCACATTCACTAGGTAGGGGGATCTCGGGTTTCCGCGGCAAACGCTCACAGGCCTCGTGTAGAATAAGCACAGATTTAAGATTCACGAGGTGTATCTATCCCCTACCCGATCTAAGAATTATGTTGCCAAGTGCCGTCACGCTTAAATATTAGTTCAGCGCCGGCTTTCTTAATTAACTTATTATTGCGAAAAATCTTATAATTTACGTGATGCTGCGGCCGGCCCCATTTCTCGGTGATCGTCACAACGTCGGGGTGCTGCTCGTAGAGACTTTGAGCCATCTTCAGCCTGCCGTCACCTTGATACAGCTCGTCGGTGTTGCCGCCTTTCATCGTCATAGTAGTCTGCTTGTCTGCTAGAAAAGCGTTGAACAGGATCGTACACCAGCCATCCTTTAGAGCGCGGATTGATAGGTCTGTATCTTCGTTATATCGTCCACGCCATCTGTAAGACAAATCATTTCTAATCAAAATACATGAGTATATTCGCGTATTTAGAACGAAAGGTGGGATTTTCTGCTTGCGCTTTGCAAGATATTGATAATTCATGCCAGACAGCGCGACATTGCTAAATCTATCGGTCATATTTTCACAATCGATAAACGTCTGGCCGTCAATTACCTGTTTTTTAAGGTTATTCTTGAGAGTCATAAAGCTGCGGATGTTATCGTCTAAAATCCAATGGCGCTCGGCTCCAGTACTGATAGCGTGTTCCCAGACCCAGTTGCGTGCCGGTATCGATCCTTGTCCTAGATTGCTGAAGGGGAGCGTCAAAATCCGCTCAGGATCGATCACAGCCGCATAAAGGTCGTATTCTTGAGGTTCTATAACGATTTTGTACGAGACCCCCATAGAATCTAAAGCCAACGCGGTTAACCGAGACTCCCAGCGGCCTTTCGAGATAATATAAACAGGGTATTTCGGCTGTACATTTGCGCGCCTTACTTCTTTGTTTAGATAAGTGACGATTTCATTCTTCGGATACCATAGATATTTAGTCAACTCACTGATCGGTTGACCCATAAGGCTAGAAAACGCCCGCCTATCTTCAAGATTGCGAAAATGGATCGTTACAGACTGCCAAGGCATCAGATTTTGCTGCTTAAATTCCGGCATTCCCTGCCAGTGCTTTGACCAATCCGGCGCAACGTCAATCAAGCTTTGTTGTACCGGAGCGCCGAGTAAGTCTAGCTGATTCTTGTCTACTTCTTCGCCGTTGTCGTTCATCTTGCCCTCTTTTGCCGTAGAAACTCAATAAACTCCCCGGCAATACTGCCCACTTCCGTCTTGTAGCGCGTCGATTCCGCCTCCGTCGCCCGCCCCTTGGCCTTCTTTAACAGCGACGTGAGATACTTCCACCACGAGTCCGCCGCATGAATCCCCGGCTGCGCAAGTTTCAACGCCTCGGCTATCGCCTCATCCGGCCATCCCTGCTTTTGGCAGTGCCAGACAAAGGTGATCAGCCGCTTGTAACGGATCGGATCGGATTGATAAATCAGCGCGGTCTGCGCTGCGATGAGGGGATTAAGTTTGCGGCCTGCTTTAGATTGATTCATTGTCATCCCAAAATGACAGGGGGGGCCGACGTTTTGGGCCGCCGGCTGGTCCCCCTAGGCTTTCGCCGTATTAACCGTATATTCCTTTTCGCCATTTGTGTCAAGCGGATTATTCCCGCCCTCCCTGGCGCTGCTCAAATCCTCATTGCTTCGGCCTGGCCGGGCTCGACACCGGCTACCGTGATTTTGACCTGTGCGGGCGAGGCTCGAAGCCTCATGTTTCGGTTAGTCATTAGCTCCCTGTGTGTCCTTCCACACCGCAGGCCGATGCAATCAAGATTCATTTATCCCCGCCACAAATTAGGATCTGGACGACGCCAAGGGTGCTCTAAGCTAGTAAATCGAGGATGCGTCCAAAGCGTTTTGACCGCGCCGCACCTGTTGCAATATTTGACCTCTAAATTATCAATGCAGTGCTCCATCAAATCGGCGGCAACCATGTGACTAGGATGCTTGCAACGCTTTTGCAGCCGTCCTAAAAGCCAATTTTCGATTACTTCAATCATGTTTCTCCCCTACTCCCCACCCGGCTGGCGCAGTGGCGGGGGCTAACCAAGTCCCTTTTGCTCAGCGATCCATAACGACACCACAAGTTCACCCTCGTCGCCTTCCTGGTAAACCTCGCTGTCATCATCAATTTGAGACTTGGGTATCCAATGCTCATCACCGTCGATTTCTACTAGCAATGCCTTGTCCGTTTCCTTTTTGGCGGTGACACCGTCGATCCAAACCTTTTCCTTGAACTCAGCCATGTTGTTTCTCCTACGCCGTGCGCCGGTCGCCCCAGGGGATTACGCTAATTTCCGCCCCGCAAATACTTCTTCCTCGTAAATCTCGCCGCCACCGATCTCATCAAGTAACTCTTGCACCTGCTCAGGCGTTGGATTTTTGTTGTAAGCGTAGAAATTTTGCACCGCGAGATTGCACAACGACGCATCGGGCAAGCAATACAGGCGGTTGACTTTCCCCGGCTGAGTAATCCGATACTTCCACTTTTTACGAGTAGACAGGCCCGCCACTTTCGGCACAGGCGAATCAAACTTGATTGGCCGGGTTTGCGGCGCCGGCTGGTCGAGAACCTTCTCGGCTTCATCCGACTTGCCGGCAGCTTCCAAATCCGCCGCTTCCTTCAACCGCCGATCTTCATCAGCCTTGCGCTTATCAGCGGCGATTCGGTCGGCCTCTTCCTTCGCGAGCCGGTCCTGTTCGCGTTTGTAGGAGAGCGCCACCGTTGACGCTATTTCCATAGCACGCTGGACAGGCTGAAGCGTTCTGTTTTCCATCGCCGTAATAGACTTATGCGCCTCATCGGCTTTGCGCTTAGCCT